TTTTACAATTGTGGGGCTTTAGAAAAAGTTCCACCTTTAAATTATTCAAACGTAATTACAGGAACTTTCCTTTTTTATAATTGTAATTCTTTAAAACAATTTCCATCTTTAAAATTTACAAATTTGCAAACAGCAAATAATATGTTTATATATTGTTATAATTTAAGAAATGTTGACTTAATAGAAGCTCCAAATGTTAATAACTTAGCTAATGCTTTTCAATCATGTTATTCACTTCAAAATATTTCTAATTTAAACACAACAAAAGCAAATAATATAACTGGTATTTTTTATGATTGTTATTCATTAAAAAATGCACCATATTTTGAAACTAGCAACGTAAGTTCTTTTTTAGGATCTTTCAATAACTGCTTTAGCTTAAGTAAAGTACCAAAATATAGTATTAGAGGAAATGTAAATTTTTCATCTGCATTTTCTGGATGTTATAACTTACAAGATCTATCACATTTAAATTTTGGTAAAGTATCCGGCGCTGCTTCTATGTTTAATCTTTGCTATCGTTTACAAAAATTACCTACACTTGATTTATCAAATGTTACATCTTTAAATTCAACATTTAAAGATTGTGCGTCTTTAACTGATATGCCGTTAATAAACATTCCTAATTGTACTGATATTCAATCAGCTTTTTATTCTTGTTTAGCTTTAAAATCTTTAAATTTTGCAAATACAAATCTAGTAACAAATATGACTAGGACGTTCCATAGAGCGGCTACGTTATCAAACATTTCAAATTTGAATACATCTAATGTAAGCACTTTAACTTTTGCGTTAGCGGGAACATCAGGTTTAAATAAATTTGTATTAGACACAGTAAATGGCATACCTGTTACTTTAACCTCATTACACAGTTCTGATGGGGGTTTTGTTTTTAACCCGGGATCAAATCCAGCATTTAATTTTACAACTACAACAGGAAATATTAAAGCGAATATTAGAGTTGGTGCAACATTTCCATTACTGGGTTTAACTCCTCCAGTATTTGATCAGAGATATGAAACATCAAATATAGGTATAACGGGATCTCTAACTAGTAGATCTAGAAAAGTTATTTTCTTATCATCCAGAAACTTAGATCCTAGCACAGGTCCTACAAGTTTCTATGGTGGTAATCCCTCAGCATCGAATATAATTTTTCAAGACTTATCATTAAGAGGTGGTGCACTAACAATTGGAAATAAATTGTCTGCAAACGGTTTAACTCGAGCATTTACTTCACTAGGTAGATCTGTAGTAGGTAACTCAACACTTACTATAAGTTCAAATTGGGGAGCAGAACCAGAGGTTGTTAGAAACGCAAATATGATTGCTGGTAGTAGCATTTTAACAATGTCAAATACAGCTAACATCATTGTTGGTATGGAGATAAGAGGGAATGGTATTTCAACATTTAGAGACATAGTTATTGACTCTACATCTAATACAATAATTATTCCTTCTCATGGAATATCTAATAATACAATTGTTTCTTTTGCTAATACTGTTGTTGGTATAATTGCATACTCACCCTATAATGTTATAAATTCAACAACAGATACCTTTCAACTCTCTAATGTATATTGGGGAAATGGTTCAATTCAAACATTTTCTGCCAATGCAAATGCTAATATTTACTATTATCCAACAGTATTAGCAGTGAACAATAATTCTAATGTAACCATAAGTATTCCAGCATTTTTGACTGCAAATATTGTAGTTACGGGTTCAGGTAATTTAAAAAGATCAATAGCCAAATTAAAAGGATGGGTTGTAAGTGGTTGACGATACAAAAGGATTTTATCAAACAGTAGATTACGCTGGAGACGGATCTGTGCGTGATCTTGTTAGTTGTTTTAATAACATATCAGGACCGGGGTTTGAATTATTTTTCGATATTCCAGAGGCAAGCAGCTATCCTGCTGGTGGGTGGTATTGGTTTGACAGTGAGACAGATGCTAGATTATTTTTTGATATTCCATTTTCGGGACCTCAACTTCCATAAATACTAAAATCAAATTAAGTAGTTAAAAATGCCTATAAATTTTCCAAATACGCCTGCAGATCAGGAAGTATATTCAGCTAACGGTAAAAGTTGGGTTTGGTCTAGTTCAACTAGTACTTGGACAATCCGATCTGTGTCTACATCCAATGTAATTTTGGGTGTTGATACTATTGGTTCATATATTGCTAATATTATAGCAGGATCAAATGTTACATTATCTGGTAATATGGGTTCTGAGGGTGCTATTGTTACAATTACAGCAGCCGGTGGCGGTGGAGGTGGTTCATCTGATTGGTCAGCAATTACAAACAAACCAGATCCACAAATTAACGTCATTTTAACAGGAGATGTAACTGGTTCAGGTAATGCAATATTAACAGATATTACTAATAATACTATAACAATAACTACGGTTATTCAGCCAGATTCTGTTACCCTAGGTACTGACACCTTTGGACCATATGTTGCTAATCTATTAAGTGGCAATGGTATAGTACTTACAAATTTAACTGGAGAAAGTGCTGTTCCTAATATTACGTTAGCTCCTACAGGTGTTACTGAAGGTTCATATGGTAATAGTACAGCAGTTTCATCAGTAACAGTCGATGCTTGGGGTAGATTAACGACAGTTTCAACAACACCAATAAATTTTGATTGGGCTAATGTAACCAATAAAACACAATATGTTGGTACAATTCTTACCGGTAATGGAATAGTAATTTCAGATAGCGGAGGAGTAGATTCTACTCCAAATATAACATTATCACCTACAGGTGTAACAGCAACAACATATGGCTCATCAAATGTTGTTCCTGTATTTTCAGTAGATGAATGGGGTAGAATTACTAGTGCATCAAATGTAAATATTCCAGGTGTAACAAGTACAGGTGCAGATTGGAACTCAGTAGTAAATAAACCAAGACCACAAATTAACGTCATTTTAACAGGTGATGTTACTGGTTCAGCAAATGCCATTTTAGAATCTGTAACTAGCAATACAATTACAATTACTACAACTATACAACCCGATTCAGTTATTTTAGGTACTGACACGACAGGTGCTTATTTAGCTAATATTTTGCCTGGCACTGGTGTAACTATTATAAACAACACTGGCGGCGAAACAGCAATTCCAACAATTTCTATAGGACAAGATGTATCTGATATAGCCAATGTAACTTTCAAGAATTTGGTTGTTACTGGTAACTTGCAAGTGTTGGGTAATACAATTACTTTTGAGGCAAATAATCTTGTTATTAATGATGGATTGATTCAATTAGGTAAACAAAATAATACCGACTCAATTGATCTAGGGTTTGTTGCTCATTATAACGATGGTGTAGATAGACATGCTGGATTGTTTAGAGATGCCACAGACAAAAATTTTAAACTATTCTTCAATTATCCACTTGAACCATCTGGCACTACAATTGACACATCAAATGTAGATTTTGAGTATGCTAATTTATTTGTGGACAATCTTTATGGTAATGTTTCATGGTCAAATGTAACAAATAAGACTCATTATGTTGGAAGTATACTATCAGGTAATGGTATTGTTGTAACAAATACTAATGTTCCAAATTCTACTCCAAATATTACACTTTCACCTAGTGGTGTCATTGCTTCAACATATGGAAATACATCAATTGTACCCATTATAACAGTTGACACATGGGGTAGAATTACCAATATTGCAAATTCAAGTCCTATTCAAACTCCAAATAATTTGAGATTGAGAAATATTAATTTTATTATTGATGGAGGAGGTGTACCAATTTTAGCAGGTAACAAAGGTGTAGTTACAGTTCCTGCAAACTCAACAATAAATTCATGGGTTATCACTAGCGAAGCAAATGGTAATATTGTTATTGATATTTTGCGGTGCACCTATGCAGCATTTCCGAATGCTTCATCTATTGCGGGTACAAGTAAACCTACATTAGTTTATGCAAGTAAAAATACTAACACAACAATGACAGGTTGGGGTAATGTGTATCTAAACTCTCAAGACATGTTGATTTTCAACGTGCAGTCAGGAAATACAGTTACTCGTACATCAATTTCTTTAAATTTAGTTGTTACAGATTAATGTTTAAATATCGAATTTTTAATATTGTAGGTACCTATAGTTTTTCTGTTCCTTCAGATTGGAGCAATACTAACAATAAAATTGAATGTATCGGTGGAGGAGGTAATGGATTTATTGGTAGTGCAACTCTTGCATCTAATGGTGGCGGAGGGGGTGCTTATGCAGCAGCTGCAAATGTAAGTTTGTCTCCCGGAGCAACTATTTATATAAACGTAGGAAATAGTGCAGGTAATAGTTGGGTTAATTATACAACTAATGCTCAACCAACGTCAAATACTGCTGGAGTATCTGCAGCAGGAGCACGTAATGCAACTAGCACAGCAGTTGGAGCTGGTGGTACTTTAGCTAATTCTTATGGAACTTTTGCTACATTTGCAGGAGGTAACGGTGGGCTTGGAGGAACAACAAACCTAGGTAACGGTGGTGGTGGAGGGGGTGCCGGTGGTCCAGGTGGAGCAGGGTTAGCTGGAGCTGCTAGTGATACTGCAACTGCAGGTGATGATGCCGGAGGTGGCGGTGGCGGTGGCGGTGGTGCATCGGCTACTGCAGGTACGGCAGGTGGTGCGAATGGTGGTAATGGTGGTAATGGACCTTCTGGTATTGGCGGTGGCACAGGAGGACTCTCTGGTACAGGTGGTGCTGGAGCTTTGGGCGGCGGCGGCGGAGGTGGAGATCAAGGATTTGCTGGAGGTAATGGCGGAGCAGGTACAACAATTTTTAATGTCAGTGGGTATACTGATAGAGATAGTACTATTGGAGCTGGTGGAGGCGGCGGAGGTGCAGGTGGTACTGTTTCACCTGTAGGAGCTGCTGCAGTTGGTGGCAACGGTGGATTATATGGTGGAGGAGGTGGAGGAGGGCTTCTTGCAGGTGCAAGTGCAGGTTCTCAAGGCGTAATAGTCTTTCGTTGGGACGGAGCAAATACATATATAGTTAACAGCATAATCATATAATAAATACTATAAACTATCGGAAAAACAATGGCAACTGTAACATCTAGAGAAACATTAAAAGATTACTGCTTAAGAAGATTGGGACATCCAGTCATTGAAATCAATATAGATGATGATCAAATTGAAGATAGATTAGATGATGCACTGCAGTTCTATAGAGAATATCACTTTGATGGTACTGAGGAACTCTACCTCAAAACTCAAATAACTCCCTCTAGTCTTGTATTAACTAGTACAAACGCAAATAGTTTTATATCTGGTGATGTACTTACAGGATCAACATCTGGAGTTAATACAAAGTTTTATGGAGTAACATCTGCAAATACTTTATCAGTATACAGCACAACTTTAGAATCTTCTTTCTCAGCTGGAGAAACAGTTACTGGATCTGCATCCGGTGCAACCGCAACTGTGGCATCCTTCACAAAAGGTTCTTATGATAACAGATATTTTGAAATATCTGATGCAGTTATCGGAGTGAAAAGAGTACTACCATTCTTTAGTAAAACATCGGGAATTAGTATCTTTGATATTCGTTATCAAATGATAGTACAAGATTTGTACAATTTAATGTCAGTCGATGTTGTTCATTATTCTATGATTAAAAGTCATCTAGAATTGATAAACCAATTGCTGGTCGGTCAGAAACCAATCAGATTCAATAGAAATATGAATAGATTGTTTGTAGATATGGACTGGGAAGCAAATGCAATTGGAGAATACCTTATTGCTGAATGCTTTAGAATATTAGATCCAGATGAATTTCCGGATGTATATAACGATATGTTTTTGAAAAGATATGCAACTGCTTTAATCAAAAGACAATGGGGAGAGAATCTCAAGAAGTTTTCTGGTGTGCAATTACCAGGTGGTGTAATACTTAACGGACAGCAAATCTTTGATGAAGCTATACAAGAAATTCAGAAAATAGAAGATGAAGTACAATCTAGATTTGAATTACCTGTTGATTTCTTTACTGGTTAATATCCTTATCAATCGCTACATAGCAATTATAAACACTTGTCAATTACTTATCAATAGATATTTTAACTTTAAAAGTTTAAAACTTAATGTCTACTAACTTTTATTTTCAATCTGGCATTCCAATGGGTCGAAGATCAGAATCTTTGCTCCATGAGGATCTTATTATAGAATGTTTGAAAATATATGGTTTTGATGCTTATTACCTTCCAAGAACTTTAGTAAACAGAGATTTTATTCTTAATGAAGATGTACTTAATAAGTTTAGAAATGCTTACGCTATAGAAGTTTACCTAGATACAATAAACGGATTTGGTGGAAGTGATCTTTTAGCAAAGTTTGGTGTTGAATTCCAAGACACTGCTACATTCACAGTTTCAAGAAGAAGATGGGAAGAATTGATTGGCAGAAAAGGTACAACAATACTTTCTGCTAGACCAGCTGAAGGTGATATTTTATTCTTTCCTCTAACAAAATCATTTTTTGAGATAAAATATGTAGAGGCAAAAGATCCATTCTTTCAGATCGGAAAGTTATATGTTTATAAATTGCAATGTGAAATATTCCAATTCAGCAGCGAAACTTTTGAAACATTGATTACAGAGATTGATGAAATTCCAGCTGCAGAGCAGCATGATATTCTAACATATCAATTAGCTCTTGAGAGTGCGGGTTCATTGATTTTAGAAGAAGATGAAAAGTCTAGCTTAATATTAGAAGAATACAATTTGTCAGAGATTGATGGTGTTGCAGAGAATGAAAACTTTAGAGCAGAGATTAATGACACATTAGATTTCTCAGAGTCCAATCCTTTTGGTGAAGTTTATAATCCATAATGTTAAATACGAATAAATTTTATTGGGGCACCATAAGAAAATGTATTGTCGCTTTCGGCAATATGTTTAATAACATTGTTATCGATAGATTAGATGCAAACGATTTACCTGAAAAGACAATTAGAATTCCGTTAGCATATGCTCCAAAACAAAAGTTCCTTGCTAAGATAGATCAACAACCAGGAGTTGCAGAAGAAGTTAATTTTGAAATTATTGTGCCTCGTCTTGCTTTTGAGATGGTAAGTATTATTTATGACGGAGAAAGAAAATTATCTCTAATGACACAAAACAGAGGTCTTAATTCAACATCAACAACTTTAAATGCTCAATATGTTCCAGTACCTTATAACATTGGATTGAATTTATATGTGTATTCAAAAAATGTTAATGATGCACATCAAATAATAGAACAAATTTTACCCTTTTTTAATCCTGATTATAATCTATCTGTAAAAGCAGTTCCTGAATTGGAACTAGTGCAAGATGTACCAATAATTTTGGATTCAATCTCATTTGAAGATACTTTTGAAGGTGATTTCTCTGAAAGAAGAATGATATTATGGACTCTACAGTTTACAATGAAAGTCAATTTCTTTGGACCAATCAAGAAACAAGGTCTTATCAAAACATCAATTACAAATGTTAATCAAAATATTGATATGTCTAATACTATGGGAACAGTAACGGTTTCAGTTGATCCTACAACTGCAATGCCTGCAGACGATTTTACTATTCAAGAAGATTTTGAAGGATTTGGATCATGAGTAAATTAAATGAAGTTTTCAACATAGAACCAGTTGAGGTTGTAAATGCAACTGTTATAGAGAAACAAAATCTTCCTGCTCCAATAATTGAAACATCTGCAGTAGAGGAAATTGCTGATGATTATAATTTAGCTAGACAAACATTAAGAACAGTTATTACAAAAGGTGAAGATGCTCTCGAAGAAATTATTCATCTAGCAAAAAGTTCAGAACACCCGCGTTCATATGAAGTAGCCGGTCAATTAATGAAAACAATGGCTGAGGTTGCCAAAGATTTGTTAGCTCTACAAAAACAAAAACAAGAGATAGTAAAACCCCAAAGTCAACAAGAGAGTTCTACTAAAATTGAGCAACAAAATAATATAGTATTTGCTGGATCAACAGAAGATCTTATGAAAATGATAAAGAAAACACCTACAGGTGAGTAAGTGATTTTAAATAAGTATAACGGTAATACTAAACTTAAACAAACCGGTTATATAATTTCCTATACAAAAGAGCAAGTAGAGGAAATTATAAAATGTACTGCTGATCCAATTTACTTCATAAGAAAGTATTGCACAATTGTTTCTCTTGATCATGGTTTGATCAAATTTGATCTATACAAATATCAAGAGAATTTTATCAATTGTTGTGTTAGCAACAGAAAAATTATAAGTATGCAGCCTAGACAGATGGGTAAGACTCAAGTTGTCGCTGCATATATTCTACATTATACATTATTCAACGAAATGAAAACTGTTGCTATTCTAGCCAACAAAGCTCCAGCTGCTAGAGAAATTTTATATAGATATCAGATGATGTTTGAAAATCTACCTCTATGGTTGCAACAGGGTATTAAAACATGGAACAAAGGTGATATAGAGTTAGAGAATGGTTCAATAATTTTCACTGCAGCAACTAGCTCATCTGGTATTCGTGGTAGATCAGTTAATTTACTTTATGTTGACGAAGCTGCAATTATTCCCAATTCTGTTGCAGAAGAATTCTTCACATCAGTATACCCAACAATTTCATCCGGTGAAACTACAAAGATTATATTAACCTCAACTCCTCTTGGTTTTAATCATTTCTGGAAATTTTGGAATGATGCCAAGCAAGGATTAAATGGATTTGTGAATTATGAAGTTAAGTATTGGGAACATCCAAAGAGAGATGAAAAATGGGCCCAGGATCAGAAAAAACTTCTTGGTGAGGTAAAATTCAATCAGGAAGTAATGTGCTCATTTATAGGAAGCTCGTACTCATTGATATCTGGTGATGTGATTGCACAAATGTCTCCAATGCCATATGTGTATACTACAGATGATGGTTTAGATATTTTAGATCCTCCAGTAAAAGAGAAAAGTTACGTAGTTGTTGTAGATACATCTAGAGGAGTTGGTGGAGATTACTCTGCATTTACAGTAACAGATGTGACTCAAGTTCCATATAAAGTTGTAGCTAAATATAAGAACAACAAGATTAGTCCTTTGCTATTTCCTGATATAATTCACAAGATAGCGAAGGATTATAACTCTGCTTATATTTTAGTTGAAATTAACGACATTGGACAGCAAATAGCAGATATTTTATATTCTGATTTAGAGTATGAGAATATTTTTGTTGTAGGTACAGAGAAGCGTGGACAAGTTATAAGTTCTGGATTTAAGGGTAAATCAGCCCTAGGAGTTAAAACAACTAAACAAGTCAAACGAATTGGATGTTCAAATCTAAAAACTCTAATTGAGGATAAAAAGTTACAGATATTTGATAAAGATATTATATCTGAACTATCTACATTTATTGAAGTAAAAGGATCTTACGCAGCGGATGAAGGTTATCACGATGATTTAGTCATGACTCTAGTTTTATTTGGTTGGCTAGCTAAAGACCCTTACTTTAGAGAAATAACAAATATAAATTTAAGAAAAGAATTATTTGAATCACAATTAAAACAAATAGAAGACGAGCTTACACCATTTGGAGCAGTTTCCTCTGCAGATGAGGAAGAAAGTAAATATGAGATTCTTGAGGGTGATATATGGGTAGATGGAATAGAAGACCCTCAATTACATATAAAACGTCTAATAAACAGAAAAATAGAAAACATTATGTGAAAAACAAATTTTAATAAATAAGTTATTAAGATAATGTTTTCGACAAAGGAGAAATATTATGGCGTATCAACTTTCACCTGGAATTGTTGTTACTGAAAAGGATCAAACTACGATTGTTCCTGCAGTATCAACTAGTGCTGGGGGTTTTGTGGGGAAATTTCAGTGGGGTCCCGCCGATCAAGTTACTTATATTAGCTCAGAAAATGAACTAGTAAATACATTTGGACCTCCAAATAGCAATACCGCAATTTCATTCTTTACAGCTGCAAACTTTTTAGCTTATTCTAACCAACTTTTGACAGTTAGATCAGTTGGTACAGGTGCAAAAAATGCAGTTGCAAATACAAGCGCCGGGACAGCAACCGCAGATCTTGTTAAGAGTTCAGATACTTATACAGATACTGCACTAGCAAATGGTTTAGTTTCAGCAAAATATGCTGGTTCGCGTGGAAATAGTTTAAAAGTTGTAATGGCACATTCTAATAATTGGTCAACTCTCTCATCAACAGCACAAGCATACTTTAATGCAGCACCAAATACATCAACTTATGCTGCTAGATTTGGTAGCAGCAACGATGAAGTTCACGTTGCAATTGTGGATGAAGATGGTATCTTCACATCAGTTCCTGGTACAGTTTTAGAGACATTCCAATATATGTCTGGTGCATCAGATGCTACAGGACCAGATGGAACTTCAATATACTACAAACAAGTTCTAAACGACAAGTCAAAGTACGTATGGTGGAGAGGACATCCTTACGGAAACCAAAATTGGGGTACTTCTGCTTCAACATTAAATACAAACTTTAAACCAAATAATAATTCAACAATTGAAGTATCATTGACAGGTGGAGTTGATGTAGATCCTTCAACTGGTGATATTTTAACTGGTTACGATTTATTCCTAAATGACGCAATTTATGATATTTCTCTATTGCCATTGGCTGACATGACACCAGCAAATGCAAGATCAGTTATCACAAATATTGCCGAAGTTAGAAAAGATTGCGTAGCATTCGTATCACCACAGTATACTAGCGTACAACCTAATCTATCAGCTTCTGCAGCAGTAACAAACATTGTTACAGATAGAACAACTGGTTTGACAAATCTTTCATCATCATATGGTGTAATGGATTCTGGTTGGAAGTATCAGTATGATAGATATAATGACCTTTATCGTTGGATTCCTCTAAACGGTGATACAGCAGGTCTTTGTGCAAGAACAGACTTTGTGGCAGATCCATGGTTCTCACCAGCAGGTCTAAATCGTGGTCAGATTAAAAATATAGTTAAACTATCATTTAATCCAAACCAATCACAAAGAGATACTCTTTATAAGAATGGTGTAAACCCAGTAATTTCAGTTGCAGGTCAAGGTACTGTTCTTTATGGGGATAAGACCTTATTGTCTAAGCCAAGCGCATTTGACAGAATCAATGTTCGTAGATTGTTTATTGTACTAGAAAAAGCAATCGCCATCGCCTCAAGATATTCACTATTTGAATTTAATGATGCATTTACAAGAGCTCAGTTTAAGAATCTAGTAGAGCCATTCTTGAGAGATGTTAAAGGTCGTCGTGGTATAACTGATTTCCTTGTTGTTTGCGATGAAACAAATAATACAGGAGAGGTAATTGATCGTAATGAGTTTGTTGCTGACATTTACGTTAAGCCAGCTCGTTCAATTAACTTTATATCTCTAAACTTTATTGCAACAAGAACATCTATTTCATTCAGTGAAGTAGGTGCCTAATAGGAGAAAATAATGACAACTTTTTCATTAGACGCATTTAGAACTGCAATTGGGGATGGAGGTGCTCGCCCCAATCAGTTTCAAGTGACTATTGGATTCCCAGCGGGTGCTCCTAATATATTGGCATCTTTGCAAAGTTCATTCCTTGTATCAGCATCATCATTGCCTGGTCAAGTAATGAATCCAGCCACAGTGTTTTATCGTGGTAGACAAGTGCATTTTGCTGGAGATAGAATCTTTAATCCATGGGCAGTTACCATTCTAAACGATTCAAACTTCATTGTTAGAAATGCACTTGAACAGTGGACAAATGCAATAGAAGATGAAGCCAATAAATTTGGATACACACAACCATATCTTTATCAAGCAGACATGGATATTAAACAGCTAGATAAGAATGGTGACGTACTAAAGGTATACAGAATTACCGGGGCATTCCCAACAGATATATCTGATGTACCTCTAGATTATGCTCAAAATGATACAATCAGCAGCACTCAATGTACATTCACATACCAGCACTTTACAAGAGTGAATGATCTTGCTGCAGCAACTCGAGTTGTAACAGCAGCTGCAGCAATTGGTGGGGCTATTGGTTAATAAAAGAAAGATTATATGGATTTGAATATTTTTGGTTTTAGAATAACCAAACCAAAGAAGGAAGTAGGAAGCGCAAATCAAGGATTTGTAACTCCTGCTTCCGATGACGGTGCAACAACCGTCTCCGCTGGTGGTTATTTTGGAACATATGTTGATTTAGATGCTACATCTAAAACAGAGTCAGAATTAATTACTCGTTATCGTCAGATTGCCATGTTACCAGAGTGTGACATGGCAATCAATGACATTGTTTCCGATGCAATTGCCAATTTAGATAATGAATTGCCAATAGAATTAGATTTAGAAGAACTTGAAATATCTCCAAGTATAAAGAAAACCATTAGTAATGAGTTTAAAGAATTATTAAGTCTATTAGATTTTAATTCTAAAGCTCATGAGATATTCCGTAG